ACACCGGTCGACCAACAATGGCAATCGCCACCAAAGTGTCCCGAAAAGTATTTACGGGATAACGCATAGGAAATAGTTTACTATATTTTTCTTCATGAGTGTCCCGAAAAGTATTTACGGGATTACTGAGACAACCGACCGCAAACCGCGCACCTTGGACCTTCTTGTTATGCCGATGATGTTCTTCAACAAAATCATTAGCAGCTCTAATGGTGATTGGTATAATTTTTAAACCCATATAGATTCGTCAGATATATTTTTTAAATTATTTTTTAAATTTTTCAAAATCCATTCAACCTATTCAACATTTGTATTTAATCTATATTTTAAGCCAAAAAAACAACAAATAAGCTGTTGAATACCTCTTTTTTTCTATTCAACACATTCAACAACCAATTTACACTTTTCAATGAAACACTATATCATTTTAGTAAAAACATCTGTAATAAACTATAGTGGAAATACTAAGAAGGGGCGTTTTGTGATAACCGCGCCCCTTCTTATTGTCTGTAATAAACTATAGTATGTTTTTTATGAAATATATCCTTCTTTGTATTTTTCTTTTCATTGTTTCTTACATGGTTGTTATTTCTTATATGCAAACTACCTATCCTACTCACTTTAATGCTTTCTAATGCCTTGGAATCCAGAACATTATGTCATGAGCGATCTTCGAATTAAACCAAACATAGATAATGGGGATTTCCCTGATACAACTAAAAAATTTATTTTTCAATACTGGGAAGATGGAGGAGGATGTAGAACCTGGTATTATGGGCCTAAAATGAATAGTATGATAGGAATAAAAAATTATAAAATTATAAAGCAGGAAGACGAGGGAGTGAGGGATAATATTGATGAGGATGGACATCGCTATGAGGATTTTTTAAATGAAATTGAGAGCATACAACGATTTCCTTAATTGCTAAAAATATAAAATATCCTGAGCTCCATGAAGTTTCATTAATTAAGGATTTAAAAGGAATTGAATGGTTTGACCTGGTGAGATGCTTAATTTCTACTGAACCTTCTGTTACTAAAACTCTTTTATCTCAATCCGTAAGATCTTTAGCAACCAACATTCAATCTAATGGACTTTTAAATCCCATTCTCCTTTATGCAAATAAAGTTATTTATGGTATGCAACGCTCTGTTATTGCACGATATTTAAATTATGATTTTATATCATGTTATTACTGTGAGAGTGAAGATCAAGTAGAAAGAATACATAAGGAGCAAATAAAAAATGATATCATTAGTCTTTAATAATACTTCTCATTTTCATCAAGGCTGTCGAGCTGTAATGCATATGCTTCATGAAGATCTAGAATCAAATGGAGTTATTGTTTTATCTTCAGTTAAAAGTATGGAACATCTTCGTTATAATGAAAGGAATTTTGATAGAGCTGAAGCTATTATTATAAATGGAGAGGGAACCATGCATCATAATGCTCCCCTTGCATGTCAGTATTTAGATTTAATTCTTAAAGCAGCTTCCTCTAATAAAAAAATATTTCTCATTAATACAGTATGGCAAGACATGTTTTTATCTGATCAATTAGTTAAAATTTTGCAGAACTCTTATATCTCTGTTCGTGATATTAAATCTCAACGGGAGTTGGAAAAATATAATATTAAATCTCATTTTCATTTGGACTTATCCTATAATATGAAAGTTTCATTTCCTGAATCAAAACGTGATGGATTAGTAATTGGAACCTTTTCTATGGAGTATGATAAAAGAAGTTCTTCTGCTTCCTCTGCTAGTATTTTCACCGATCATTGGGAGGATCTGGTAACTCGTTTATCTGCAGCTAATTATTTTATTACAAGTCGATATCATGAAATGTATGCTGCTTGTCTAGCCCGGTGTCCATTTTACGTGTACCAGGGGAATTCCTGGAAGAACGAAGGATTACTGGAAACTGCGGGAGTCAATATCCCTTGCGGCAAAGAAGACGACAAAGTTTTAAATTTTATGAAAGGAGACACGCATTCTACTATTTTTTATAAAGAGGTACAAGAAATAGAAGACAATCTCCAGGAATATGATAAATTATTTAATTGGATGGAAGATCAAAAACCTTTTTCATTTAAAGGAATATTGTAGTGCCAAAATATAAAAGAACTGAGAAACTAACTCCTATGCAACTTAAGTTTTGCCATCATCTTGTATTTGGGGAAGGCAAAATTACTGGAGCAAGCGCAGCCAGAAAAGCAGGTTATTCGGAAAACGTTGCAAGACAAGTTGCTTATCAGCTTCAAAATCCATCTCAATACCCGAAGGTTGCTAGTTATATTAAAGAGCTGCGAGAGGATCAGCAAAAATTAAATGGTGTAACCCTGGAAACGCATGTTAGAGATTTAAAAGAATTAAGGGAAGAAGCCAGGGAAAAAGGTCATTTATCGGCAGCTGTAAATGCTGAAAAAATTCGAGGTCAAGCTGTAGGATTGCATGATCGCGTGGCTACGGTATTGCATGGAACGATTGACAGTATGAGTAGGGAACAAGTAGAGGAGCGACTCAAAGAAATTGTTGATTTTCACTCCCCTATATTAGATCATATTACTCTTGATGATGTTAAGAGTGACAAATTTAAGAAGATAATCGCTCAATAAATCGAGCAATTTTATCCATTAACCAATACATCATTTTATTCTCCTTTCTGAAAAAGATTATTTCCGTATGCTATGGCAACCCATAGAATAACACATAATACTAATAAAATTAATCCGAGTAAAATATCTGTTATCATTTCTTACCCCTTAAAATATTCTTCTTGTAGAAGAGTTATTATTTCTTGAAGTTTTATAACATAATAAGGATCTTCAGCATAGACTCTTAGACTAATGGCTAATTTAGTGTAGTCTACTTCTCTTAATACCATAACTTGTTGTATTCTTAAATCTCTGTACTCTTTAAAATGGGAACTTCCATTTAGTAAAAATATATAATCTGCAACTGATTCACATTTTCTTCCATATTTTCTAAGCAACACATTAGACTTTAAAGATTTTATATGAGGTTCTGTTGCATCTGTTTGGATGATACCATAAAAATTATTTGCCTCACGGGCAAAGCGACTTTCCCCCCAATTCGATTCAAGAATAGCCTGTGCAATACTAATAAGGATAGGTACTCTTTCAACTGGTGGCAAAGCTTGATTTACTGTTATGGTACATTCCGCAATTCCTCTTACAAATAAATCTTGTTTATCTTCTGTATATTCGAAATCAAAATTATTTAAGAATGTACCACACAGTACTAACAGTGTGGCACATATTTCTTTCACCATTTTATTTTATGATGTTTTTAGTCTGGTGTCTATATTGCACATATCTATTTCAATTTTAACTATCCTTCCAGCTTCATCTTGGTATCCCCATGTTTGATAGAGGCCATCCCCATATCCACTTGATACGTGAATGGCGAGTCCTTGAGATTTAGATCTAGGAAAATTACTGGAAGTAGTTTTCTCTAATGTTTTATGTGCAATATCATTATAAGAAAAAGGTGTAGGTTTTGATTTAGAATCATAGTCTTCCTTTTTCCAATATTCGTCTATGCGACAAGGATCAGTTATCATTAATTGACCACTGTCAACTGCTACATGACCGAGATTAATTCTCTTCATTTTTCCTCCTCTTCCCAAATAACAATAAAACTTTTTAACCAGTTTTCTTGTTTGGGAGTTACATTTTCATTCCATAACATTTCATCAGCAGATGTAAGGGGAGCAATATTTTCTTGCTCTTTTTTCACTCCCCATTTGTTATAGAGTTTAGTTAAGAGATTGAGACTCTGCATTTTATAGCCCTCTCTTATCTTTGTATCGTTGTCGGATTGATTTCTGACAAGGAATACACCCAGAAAAGTATGTGCCATCTTTTCTTTGATAGAACATACGATTAGGTTTAAGTTTGCGGCATACATAACAACTTTTGCTTTTCTCCGTTTTACGAAGAGGAGCTGATCTTGTTACGGGCTCTATACTTGGAGCATCTGGAAATACATTATTTCTTCTTGATGATAGTCTTCTGTAAAATTCAATCATAGGCTCTTTTCTATTAACTAATTTATAAGTAGTTGGCCCCATTTTGAATGTTACTTTTCTTTTGGTATTTCTATCATCACTTGCTTTAGAAATAATGTGTAACAATCGGTTTAACCAAAAGCTTTTATTCTTGTCCTTAAAGACGCGTGGAATAAAAATCTCTTTAGTTATCCCTCGATTATTATATTGCTGTTTCGCATAGGAAATGGGTTGAATTATATCTACCCCAAAACCATTTTTGCATTTTACATGTTCAGTTCTCATATCTTTTTTCCTTTCTCCATTTTTTTAATTTCGTCTAGGACGTTCTGGAATTCTTCATTTGGTGTTACTGGTTGCTTTTCCATCCATTGTCCGTCCCAATTAACTCTTGTGTTGATTTCCAACATTTCTTTAACCTTTTTTAATATTTGATTAGCTAAATCGTTTGGATT